GTGCCATGGGGTTGCAGCCCCATGGCACCGACTTTTTGCGGATCCTCAGCTCAGGATCCAGATCATCAAATCCGGCACCTGGACCGCGACGATGGCAATCAATGCCACCGTCACGACAGCGCCGATCAATTGCCCAAGCAGGGCTCCGCGTTCGGATTGTTCAATCTGCTGTGTGTTGCGCATGGTTCTCTCCTTTCAAGGGTGCCGGTTGCAGCCGGCTTCAGCTGAGGCGGTATTGCTTACCGTCCTCGACTACATAGAAATTCACGTCGCGCAGGCGATAAACGCCACCTGGTCCGCCATGCACAACGAAGTCGTCATAGGGCGCTTTGTCGACTCGGACCGGGAAAAGCTTGTCTGTCTGGTGGGCGTATTCACTGTTCTTTTTGAGATGTGCATAGAGCTGTTGCCCTTCTGGGCGGCAGCCATCAGGGCCATGCGCCGCTTCGAAGCCCAGAAACGCGGCGCGGGTTTCCAGGTTCTGGAACTCGGTGCTGGCACCGGAAAGATCGCGGGATAGGTCATAGCCGCGTGGCTTGGCCCAATCCTCGAAGGCAAACAGCAGTTCCAGATTTTCGAGCTTCTTCGTAGATGCATCTGACATGACGTTCTCCTCAAGCTTGCCGAGCTAGGTGAATGACAACGTCCGCAAACTGCCCATCTCGATCTGTTTTGGCTTTCCAATGCTTGATCGCGTTGATCTGCTCCTGGTTGCAGTCGTCGACCAACACGGTCAGGCATCGGCCAAGCTGCTGGGCGATCGTGCGCACAAGAGCTTGAGGGGTGGCTGCTGGGCCGCTGATGACCAGAGGGTGCGAACCCTGCTGCTCCAGTTCGGTCTGAATCGATCGCAGCTTTGTGGTTTTGCCGGAGGCCATAGGGCCGGTTATGAGGTTGATTTGCATGGTTCTCTCCTTTCAGCGGTTATGGCGCGGGTTGCAGCCCTACGCCTGGAACATCCAGCACTTGACGGTGGGTGACTTGGTGATCGTGTTGCTATTTCGCGTGGCCTGGTAGGCGCGCACTGCGCTGTCGACGGCCTTGTTGGATTCCAGGAATTTGCGACAGCGGGATTCCTTCAGGCGCTCGCGCAGCTCGCTGACGTCTGCCAGCTTCTGGCGATGCTCTGCGGCGCGTTCGACGAACTCGTTGAGGTTGATGGCGATGACGTTGTCTTTTTTGCTGTGGTTGACCACCGGCCCATCGGCGTCGAGGCCTTGGAGGTAGTCGTAGACTTCCCAGAATTCAGCAACTACAGGGTGGTCAGCACTGATCGAGCTCTGGCGCTCAATCGCCATTGCAACGATGCAACGCTGAGTTGCACTGATCTGGGCATCGCTCAGCGGTACAAGTGAGCGAATGCAGTCGACCAGACCGAGCAGTTGAGCGTGGTTTTTTACAATGCGCTCGACCCGGATATACCCTCTCAGCTGATTGCCGCAGTGCTGGCAGGCTGCCTTTTCGTTGTTAGCTGGGTATTCGGTATCGCAACTGATGCAATGGGTGTGGAGCCGACGCAGGCGCGCTTCATGAGCGGGAATTTTGTCGACAAGCGTTGCCATGACGTCACCTTCACGCTTCACCGCCTGCAGCAGGAAGTGGCTGAGCTTGTTGCCATCCAGTGCAGTGAGACGGTCAGCAGCGGCTCTACTTTCAGGCGTAACGTTTGGCCGAACGAAGTGCAGCTTCACAATCCGCGTCATGATCGCTTCGGAAGCAATCACAGGCGCGTTCTGGCTGATTGCAATCGTGCCTCGGAAGGGCGGTTCGTAGGTTTCGTTACCGGCAGTTTTAACGCCCTTTGTCGCCAAGGTGCCGCCGCCGAAGTAGTCCTTCAGCTCGTCCCATTCGAAATTCTTTGCGTGGGACTTGTCGTCACCGCTCCGGTCGGACTCCAGGAGCACCACCGGCATCCCGGACACTTGGCCCATCAAGCGGCTGCGGCCTGCCTTGGTGGATTTCGACGGGTCAAACCCTTCGTAGCCGGCGCGCCCCAGCAGCTTCCACAACAGGTTGAGCAAGGTGGTTTTGCCGGCCCCAGCCTCGCCGGTGGCTTCCAGGAACGGGTAGGACTGGTAGCGAGCGCGGATCTGCTCGGCAAACAGTGAGCCAAACCAGAAAGTCAGCGCGACAACGCCCTGGGCGCCGAAACAGGTCCACAGCAATTTCGCCCATTCGTCGCTGTATTCCTTCGGGTCGCGCTGAATCCGCACGGGAACCGCGCGCTGCAGGGTTTTCAGGCGCAGCTTGCCGAACTCGAAAAACTCTTCATCGTTAACGTCGACCACCTGACCATCCTTGATGGCCACGTCGCCGTAAACGTAGCAACCGTATTCCTTGCTGTACCCGACGAAGTCGATCGTCTGAACCGTTTTGATCGCGAACAGCTGATCCTTCATGATTTTGTCGAGCTGCTGACCGCTGCCGGTGAACACCGCGCCGGCGGCCATGCCGAGCAAACGTTTCTTGAATTCACTTGCAGCCGCTACCTGGCCACCGGTGAAAGTGTTTTTTACCGAAGCGCCGTCATGAGGAAAGTCGACGCGGAAGAAATACCAGGACTCGTCGGTGATTTCATTGCGCTGGAAATACAGGGCTTGGGGGTAGCAGTTGGCGATCTCGACCACGCAACCCGACATGCGTAGCGCTTTCTCACGCATGGCTTTGCTGTTTAGCTGCTGCTCTTCGTGATTCTCGCTTGTCTCCAACGCCTGCATGGCGTTGTTGAATTTGCTGATGTCCAGCTTCCACCAGTACAGGCGGGATTCAAACCCAAAGTGGAATTCCTCGCGCTCGCGCCAGTCGTAGATCAACAGTGCTTTTTCTGACGCGCTCTCGGCGATAAGCAGCGCACCATGGTGGCGAGCCTCGTCGAGGTCCGCATCGACGCGCCGGCGGCGATCGGCTTCATCACTGACGAAGGCCCAACGCTGATGCAGGTCGTTCCAGTCCACCTTTCTCGCATCGCGTTGCGGAATCTGCGCCGCAGTGCATTCAAAGCCCATGGCCCGGGCCATGCTGACCCATTTGCGCGTGTATCGATGCGCACCAGGTTCATTGTCCAATGCCCACACAAGTCTCGGCAGATTGCCTGCGCGATCGACGGCCAGTGCTTTCAGCGAGGCCTCGGGAAAAGCATTCGACGACATTGCGGCGACCGCATCGATCGCGTTGTGCTCGAGGGCGATCGCGTCAAAGATGCCTTCAACAATCCACAGCTCGTCGGTCTGGGCTAGGTCGATATTTGGCGAACACCACCAATAGCCCTTGTACGACTCCCCGGGTTTGAATCGGGCTTTCTTCTTTCCAAAGCGCTGAGGCTGGTCAATCAAACGTTCCCAATAACCGCCGTGCTCAAGGGGGAAGCGTACCGTTGCCGATCCGATATTCAGGCTTCGATCAAAGTAGTTTTCCTGAGTGAACAGGCCTGCGACCAACTCGATCTTGAAACCCCGAGCAAACTCCATATAAGCGCGGGCGCTTGCAGTTGGTTGATCGTCCGTTGCCGGCGCACGTTTGCTCCAGTCGTCGAACAGATCCGCGTACAGCTCTTTGACATGCCACTGCTGGCCGCATTTGCTCTCACGGCCGCACTTGATAAACCAAGGATTATTGAAGCTCGAATACAGCTCCTTTTTATTGCAGGCAGGGCAGGTGCCACCGCGCATGAAGTCGGTGCCTGTGCGATGCCGCAACCCGTAGTCGTCTTCGAGTCGGGTAAGTACGTCGCCCCGGATTTGCTGTTCCATTTTCACGCCTGCTTTCTGATGGCGACCTGAAGGGCGCCGAGAGTTGTTTTTTGAGCCGCCAAGGCGGGGTATGCAGACAGGATTGCGCCAGTCCGCAAGCCATCAGGAACACGACGAAACTCGTCCGAATACCAGTGCTCTTGAATGCCCATCCGAAGGCGCTCACGCAGCTCCTGGTGCAGGGCTTCAGCGAGGTTCTTGCTAAGGTCCATCCGGATGGAAAGTGCTGTATTCATGGCTTTTTCCCTGATTTCGGGCGCAACTTGCCCAAACCCACACGTTGGCGGTGGTGCTAGTCGGTCAGTTGAAAGGAGCTGTTGGTTGTGGGTTGACGGTGTAGACCAAGCGCTCAAAGATCAACGCAACAGGAATGGCAAAGGACTTGCCGCTGGCTGGGTCGGCGAGTATCGCGACCGATTCGCTACTGTTATTCAAATCGAGGTGGCGCTGGCCACCGCAGGCGTGCAGTTCGCCGTACGCCAGGCCCGTTAGCTTTTCTGCAAGATAGACAGGCACGTCCAGCGTCGATTGCAGGTATATGACTGTGCGGGTGAAGAGTTGTTGCTCATTCGCCAGGTGTTCAGCCTGGTGGCGTCGCATGAAGCAAAGCGCGGCGTTTTGCATGGCAAGGCGGTATTCGTGTTCGGGGTTTTGCGCGGTGATCATGTCCATCAGGCCGTCTCCAGTCCAAGTAGGTCCATCTGCTGCTCACCTTCCTTCTTCATCGCATGTCGCCGTATCGCCACCGGCGCAACAGGCAAGCTCACCGAAGGGTTAGGCATACCGGAAGGACTCATTTCGTGAGTCATTTCGAACTGTGCTCGAACTGACCAGCCGCAGGCCTCGTTAATGCATTGCAGGTAGGCAATACGCAAAAAGATATGCGTGCCTTCACTGGTTCGGATGCGCATTCGCTCCTGGCAGTGCGGACATACCAGCTTGTAAGTGCTCACTTTTTCTCCCCGCCGCTAATCGCGGCCTTCGGCAGATGCCGACAAATGGCGACGCTTCCAGCGCCTATTTCGAATCCTGGCTACCCGGGTTTTCCCGGTGCAGCACGATCACCGCAGTGATCTCTTCGTGTCTGGCTGCAACGTGTGCACGGTGCGCGGCGAGAATGGCTTGCACCTCGTCGTCCTGAATAACGCCGTCTTGAAGTGCTTTGCCAATGATGGCGTCAACTAATCCACGCTTTACCGCGGTATTGATCGAGCGGGCATACAGATCGAGGTTGTCGAGCTGGCCCGCCTCAGCAACAGGGACAAACACGCCTCCGTACAGATTGCAGACAAAGTCGGGGAGGTGGGTGGTGCCGGTTTGGGACTCCAGAAGGCAGATCTGCTCATCAGTTAGCGGTCGGCTGCCGGCATTTTCATAGGCGTGGTTGTCGAACTTTTTCACCGACATACCGAGACGAGGTGCTGCGCAATCTCGGCCGCCTGGATACGCGCATATCACTGCGCTAACGACTTGCCTACGGGTTTCTAGAACGGTGCGTTTCATTTTCTGGTTTCTCGCCGGGACCGCTGCAATTATTTTGATATCACGCCGTCTTTGATTCCCAGGAGTACAGCTGCTCGTCGGGCCTCGCCTCGCACGCCCTTCTTGCGACCGTTTAACAAATCGCTGACCAAATTTTTGTTCAATGCATGTTCACGGCAGAAATTCGCAATGGTTATCCCCTTGCGGTCAAGTTCTGCGCGGGCTTGCTCGGCTGTAAGGAGGACGGGCATAGTGTTCATGTGTGTTCAATCGTGTTGTGTGTGCCACCATTATGCCCAAGAAATTGTGTGTGTAAAGCGGTGCGTGCCAAAAATTTGTGTGTCTGGAGATTCCTTGGAAAAAACTTTGGGCGAGAGGCTCCGGGAAGAGCGCGACCGGCTTGGCATTAATCAAAACGATTTCGCTGATATAGGCGGCGTGAAACGCAACTCCCAAGGCAATTACGAGAATGATCGACAGAGGCCGGACACGGCTTATCTGTTGGCAATCTCGAAGATCGGCGTGGATGTGATGTATGTGCTTTTCGGTCGAAGGGACACTGCAGCAGGAACGCAGACAACAATCGAAAACGAAGTGCTGGACTGTTTCCGTTCGCTGAGTCCTGGTGATCAGATTGTTGTGCACCGGGTTGTTACCGGCTTGGCTGAAATGGCACCGAAAGAATCGCAGGGCACGCGTCCGCTGGAATGAATTTGCATTGCCCCACCCCGCACAATCATACGAAAGAGTGTTCGCGTGGTGCTTCAGAAAATCTTGATTTCGCCGATGCTCTGCGGCTTTAGGGAGTATTGAGCATGTTGGATCGAGGCGTTTTGGAGCAACTTGAACAGGACGTTCGGGACAGGGAATGTTCCGCACCTCAGCTGACGCAGTTGGAGTGTATTTTACTTGGGATGTACCGAAAGATGTCGGAGACGGATAAGAGCCACCTACGACGCTTAGCGGAAATGATGGCCGATACGGAGTAACTCCTGGCCTACATCCCACGCCCCGGCTAATCACGCCGGGGTTCCCGTGGTGACTGCACCGTTATTGGCTTGGAGCCGCTTGTACTCCCTATCCACAGCACGCTGAGCCGACGCCTTGCTCTCATATAGGTGCGTCAGCCGTTTTGGCTTGCTCTGGTCACCCTCGGTAAGCTTTTGCTGCTTTCCGCTCTTCACGTCGCGGTACCACGCGACGATGCCTGAGTAGTCCTTGGCGTCGTCGGCCAGCTCCGCTACCTCGTCGCCATCTGGTAATTTCGATTCAAGTTCAAGACTCGTAGTGAATGAGTCGCCCGTGAAACTGTGTTTGACGTTGCCGCCAAGCCAGATAATGTCCGCAATTTCTTGCTTGATCCCTGTCAGGGAATAGGTGAGCTCTGGTGTCAGATCCGGACGACCACGTGCCAGTGTGTAGCTTAGCGTCGCAGTTCCACGTTGCAATTTGTTCCACTCAGCTCGGGCAGCGATCAGTGCACTTTTCTGGTCGGTGTAGGAGTGCCGCAGATCCTTAATATTGTCGCCGCCGCCGGATATTGCTTCCTTTTTCTCGGCACTGTTGACGTCATAGTAGAACGCCCGCACACCGGTGTAGCTGTCACGGTCCGCTTGAAGGAATCGGTGTTGGTCGCCATCTCGGCGCGTCAGGTTGATGTGCGGCAGACGTAATCCGCTGGCGCTAGTTGCATTGCCGATCGGCATGAACAGCAGCTTGCCGGCTTTCACTGTTGCGATCGCATCATGCTCTTGTCCTAGCCTGGAAAGCAGATTCGCGTCTGATTCATTGGCCTGATCAAGATGCACCAGTTTGATCGCACTGAGTGTGGCGCTTACCAGCGGGCCCAAACCATAGACGCCCGCAATGGCCTGCACTACTGACTCAATCGTTTCGTTATGCCAGCTTCGTTCCCGTTTGACTTTCAATCCCGCGCTCATGTCCACGCTGCGCGCTCGAATGTTTAGCTGATCCGGAGCGCCGCTGTGTTCTGTTTCATCGACCGTGTACGAGCCTTTGTCCACCAAGCCGGTATCGCTCCAGCCAAGCCACAGGCGCAATGTTGCCCCTTTTGGTGGAATAACCAGACGCCCGTCATGATCCGAAAGCGAGACATCGAGCTGGTCTGCCGCGAGTCCGCGGTTGTCGGTCAGCTCGATGCTGATCAGGCGCTTTTCGATAGCCGCCGTGATATCGAACCCATCGACTATCAACCGGCAAATCGGACGCGGGTAAGCGTTCGCTTCCCGTGTGGAGGCCAGCGCATCATTCAGATAGCCACCAATCTGGCTCAGTGCCTGGTCGATCACAGGATCTTCCTCAGAATGTTGCCAGCGGTGCTGACGCCTGCGCCCAGCAGATCGACGCGCCCATCATCGATCCGTTTGAGCGCGATGGTGAATTCAATTCGACGTGCTGCGCCATCGGGGAAGAACAGGGTTCTGGTCTCGTTGATGCTCTCGATTACCCAAATGCCCAAGATCCTGCCGGTGCCTTCAATCAAAGGCCAGGCTTTGCCGGTATCGGCCATGGCGCGCAGCGTGTCGAGGCTTAGCGGAGTTCCAGCGAGCGCCGGTAGCAGAATTCCGGGCATGCTGATCGAGTCATCCCCTCGACCCAGAAACTGGCGTGAAGGGTTGGTACCGATGCGAGAGGTTGAGCCGTGGCGCCATTCTGTCTGCCGCTGCAGTTCCTGATACGCCATGGTTTCGAGGCTGAAAATGAACATGCCGAGTGACATCATCATGTCAGTTTACTCCTGGTCAAAAAGGGCGCTGCGTGCCCTGACTTGTTTTGCATGCTCACGCTTATCCAATTCTGCTGACACGGCTCGCGCGATCGCAGCGGCATCCATCCCAGGAGCGGGATGGATGTTAATTACGACTTGATCAGGCGCCATCTGTATCGTGGCTGGAGCGGCTGCTTGACTAATTGGTGGGCGGTTGTCGACCGCGATGGCGCCTTGAGCCCCGCCCATACCCATGGCGATCGCGCCCACTTGGGCCAGTCGTTTGCCCATGCCTATGATCGAATCGAGCATGCCGCCACTTTCAGCTTTTGCCCCAGGTACGGAGGCGACTGGCTTTAGCGCTGCTGCAGCGGCCACGGGTACGGAGGCGGCTGGATTCTGAATTGCTCCCGCGTGGGTGATGTCCCCGATGGATACGGTCCCTGCTTTACTCATAAGCTCGCCCACGGCCTTGACTGCTTCCAGAGGCCCGCTCTGACCTTCTGCAACGCCCTGCGCCAACCCGGCCATGGTGAAGCCGCCCAGTTCGGCAAAAACCCGGGAAGGGCTGTGAATACCCAGCTTTTCCTTGAACCAGTCGACGGTGTTGCCACCGGCATTAGTGATTGCCGTCTTCACGGAACCCATCGCGTTTGTGATGCCGTTGACCAGGCCGGAGATGATCATTCCTCCAAACTCAGTGAACCTGCTTGGAAGTTCGACACCCATGTAATTCATCACCGCCGAGAAAGCCTGGTATATCAGTCCAATAGGGCTGAAATTGGCGAGCGTTTGCAGGATGCTGCTGATTCCACCGCTAAATCCCAATTTGATCTCGGCCCAGGCACTGATGAAGTAAGCCTTCACTTTGTCCCAGTTCGCGTAGATCAGATATGCAGCAGCGGCGATTGCCGTAATGGCTAGGCCAATTGGATTTGCCATGAACAGTCGGCCAATCCACATGAATGCCTGACCGACAAAGGGCAGTACCTTCGAGCCAAGGTTGAATAGCAAACCAATCACAGAGGGCAGACGGATCCCAATCAAAGACAGCCCGTACCGCACGGCGAGGAAAGGGCCAAGGGTTGTGGCCAGTGCGAGGGCGACGGTGCTGAAACCGATCGACAGTGCCGCAATGCCGGCGCCGACTTTCAGGATGCCTAATACCAGCCCCGGGTTAGCAGTTGCCCAGGCATTTACGCGCTCCAGGACACCGTTAAATCCAGTGATGAGTTGGATCAGTGCTGGTCGGAGGGTGGCGCCCAGGGCGCTGCTCAGGTTGAACATGCGGTTCTGAGACATTTCCCAACGGGCCGACAGCAAGTCACCTTTGATGTCTCCCTCTCGTTGCATCGAACCGGTGCCCTTGGTGCTGTTGACCAGGTCGAGTTGCCGACGATACTCGCCAATGTTGTTGGCCAGCTTTGCGGCGTCATCGCCATATTCTTTACCAAACAACTGGGTGGTGACACTCAACTGCTCGCTCTTGGGCAGTTTGTTGACTGCATCCATTACCTTCTGGATGGTGCCTGTGGCGTCTTTTGCCATTCCCTCTTGGATGGACTTCGCTTCAAGTCCGACGGCTGCCAGCCCTTCCTGAAAACGCTTCGGTTGGTTGGTCGCAATGGCCAACTCGCGGATCATGGCTTTGGTAGCGGTACCGGCGGTCTCGGCAGTGGCTCCTAATGTGAGAAAGGTTGAGCCCAGCGCGGCAGCGTCTTTGAACGACATTCCCACCGAAGCAGTGACGCCTGCGGTACGTTGCAAGACATCGATGATGTCGGCGCCTTTGGACTTGGCGTTGTCGTCCAGGTAGTTGATCGCATCACCGAGTTGGCTGACGTTCTTAATCGGTAGCTTGTACAAATCGGCGATCCGGGCGAGGTTCTCGCCAATCTGATCCGCAGGCAGCTCGAAAGCCGTCGCGGCAGTCGCGGCGACGCGCGCGAACTCCAGAAGGTCGTCTTTGCCCTGGATGCCCATTCGCGCACCGCCTTCCACCAGCGCAGCGATATCGGTCGTCGCCATGGGTATGGTTTCGGACATCTTCTTGATGGCCGCACCCATCTCGTAATAAGTCTGAGTGAGCTGTCCGTTGCCATCCCGTGCGCCGTCGACCTGTTTGGCAACACCCGCCATGGCATCTTCGAAGCGGGAATAGTCTTTGACCATTCCTACGATCGGCAAGCCGGTTGCAGCCCCCACGGCACCCGCACTTGCGCCGGCTACGGCGGCGTTGCCGGCGAGCTCTTTGCCCTTGGAATAATTTCTCTGTGCCTTCGAAACCCGCTCCTGCTGTTTGGCAAGTGCAGAGAGGCGGTCTCGCTGTGACTGAATGGCTTTATTCGCCGCCTCGATCTCGGTTTTTAAGCGACGCTCGGTGGTGCCGAGGTTGCGGGTATCAGCACCAGTCGATTTCATGAGGGGGATCAGGCGCTGCAGCTCCGATCGCTGAGCCGTGTGTTTGTTGGTCAGCTTTTCCACCGAGGCGGAAGCGTTGACGAACGCCTTTTGAAAAGCCGCAGTAGGGGCGTCCATCTTCTGCAGCTGTTCACGCAGGCCGCGCAGCTTGTCCTGCGCTTTGGCCAGTTCTTCGGAGGATTGGCGGACGGCTTCCTTCTGGCGTGTATAGCTGGAAATATTGGATTGCTGGGCGTTGAGCTCCTTGAGCTGGTCCCGCGCCGCTTTCAAGGCGCGAGACGTAGCATTGCTCCCAGCGCTGATCTGTTTGAGGGGCGCGGTGACCTTGTCGATCGCCGACAGCAGAAATTCCAGCCGCAGCTTGTCAGTCATCCTTCGCCCCACTTCGCTTACGAGCGCGTTCGCGCCAGTCCATCAGTTCGGTCAGGGGGAGCGGATCCATCTCCGCTGGCCCCCAGTGAAAAATCACGGCGATATCCGCCATCGCGTCATCTACGCAACGAGGGATGCATCCACCTTCGCCGACTTCGGCAGCAAAAAACCGGCAACCTCGGTGGCCATCTGCACCAGGTCGGCCGGATCCATCAGGCCAATGTCGTGATCGGTGAGGGTCGGCGTGGTGATGCGCGGAAGGACCTTGCGCAGAGCGAGGACGTCCATCTGCAACAGGTCAGTCAAAGAAACGCCGCGCAACTCGCCGGAGACGGGTTTGCGCAGGGTCACCTCGGTGATTTCTGTCGAGCCTCGGATAATCGGTGTGTCCAGGGTGATGACAGGGCGGTTCGGATTCTTCTCAACTGGTGCGTCTGCAGCTTCGTTTTTTTGGGAGGTGCTCATGTCGAAATCCTTTGAAAGTGAGGGGCCGGACGAGCCGGCGGGGAAAGCTGGGATTACAGGCCGATCGCCTTACGGTGTTCTGCCAGCATGTCTTTGCCGTCGACCTTGAAAATGAAGTTGAGCAAGTCGATCTCGATCTCTTCATTGCCGTCGATCGTCAACTTGTAATAGCTGCAGGTTGTGGTGAACTTGTGCTCGGTGTCTTCACCGCTTTCCGAGTCGCCCATGTCGATTTCTTCGTGCCGGCCGCGCACGACCACCTCCACGGCTGAAACCTCACCGGTGTCGTCGCGTTGAATCGACCCGGCCCAACGCAGCATGACGCCACTCGCTGACACCGCACCGTACTGGCGCAGCGCTGTCAGGTCCCAGCCACCGAGGGTCCATTCCAGCTGGATGCCGTCGTCGCCATGACCCAGGTCGACCTTTACCGCACCATCCATACCACCGCCCCTGAAAGCTTCGAGCTTGCGGGCGAGTTTGGGCAGGGTGACGCTCTTGCACGCACCGACATAGCTGACGCCGTCGTTGTACAAGTTCATGTTCTTGAGCTTCTTGGGCAGAGCCATGTGGGCGCTCTCCTAAAGGCGCGGCCGACGCCGCGCGAATGAATGAATATCAGGCGTTGACGCGGCTGGCGAAGTCGACGAGGTAGCGATCGGTGATGCGCTGGCGAAGCGCCAGATTCTCCAGTGGTGGTACTGGCGTGTAGTCGTAATCCAGGTACAGCTTGCCGGCCTTGAGGGTGTCCTTGTCGTTGGCGGCTTCGTCGTACCAGCACTCGCCACCGATCAGGTAGCCAAGGCGTACCAGTTCCCGGAACTTGGCGTTGATACCTTCGACGATGTCGCGTACCAGGCTTGGGTGCATCGGCTTGTCGATCGCCCAGAATTGGCCCTCAGCCATGGTGTCGGCCAATACCTGGGCAGTGCGGGTGTAGTTTTCGAAGGCGAACAGAGGGTCGTCGCTGCAAGTACGCGAACCCCAGAAGCGGAAGCCTTCACGACGAATCAGTGTGGTGACATCCGCCGCGTTCAGCAGGCCGGCATCGGTGGCCGGGTTCTGCAGATCCCAGTAAATGTCCCGGCTCAGTCCGGATACGCCATTCACTGCCACGTTGGAAAGGGTTTTGTGCCAGCCGACCTGCTCATCAAGCTTGGCGCGCAGGCCCAGAGCACGGGCGATCGCCGACGCCGGCGCATCGGCATTCAGCGTGGTGTCCCAGTTCACGAAGTCGGGCCAGATGGTCATCAGCTCGCGGGCCCCGAAGTTCTCTCGGTAGGCGATGGCGTCGGAGACGGTCTCGCAGTCCCAGGCACTGGCGTAAGCGAAACCACGCAGCTTCTGTGCGGTGAGGACCAGTTCAGTGGCCACCGCCAGCGAGTCGAGACCAGGTACTCCGAGGATGCGCGGCCGCACGCCCAGCTGTGCCTCCGCAGCCAGCAGAGCCTTGAGCCCGGTGTACTGACCGCTGGGAGAAACTCCGCCGATCACATTGGTGGTGGTCGCGGCAGCGTCCGCACCTTCGGCGACACGAACAACGACGGTGACGGGGCTAGCCTGGTCAGCAATAGCATCCAAACTTTTTGCGAGCGTGCCTTGGACACCTGCCTTACCGCTGGCGGTAAGGACGTCGGTTAGCAGAACAGGACGATTGAGAGGGAACGCGATCGGATCGGCATCTTCTGCGGTGCAAACCATGCCGACGACGGCGGTTGCGACAGTGCGGATCGGGCGGGTGCCTTCGTTGATTTCGACAACTCGGACGCCGTGGTGATAATCGGTTGGCATGGGGAGAACCTGCGCGTGGGTGGCAATGAAACGCAGGGTGACGCGCGCGCGTTGGTTGGACGAGCGCGGGGGGTTGTACGGAAAGGAGCTACAGGGCGCAGAAATGAAAACGCCCTTGAGAGGGCGTTAGGTGAGTTGATCAGCCAGCCAATCCGGCGCCGGCGGCCGGTGATCGAGCAACGGAAACTCGCCGGATTCCGGCCACTTGCGCAGCGCTTGGCGGTATTGCTGTAACTGGCTGTATTGCTCAGGCGTCAGGGTCGTGGCGCCGCCTGCCTCCAGTTCGTCACGGTGCCGGCTGACGACGCCGTCCGTTGCGGCCAGCTTGCCGTCACGCCAGACACGCTCAACTGCCGCAAGTTCTTCCGGCGAGGGCGGCGGCATATCGCCTAGGAACGGATAGCCATCATCGCCCCAGGCGATCACCTTGGTTCCCGATTGTCCCGCCAACAGCTCAGCATGGTATTCAGCGGTAATTTCTACCGCGTCGGCAGGAATCGAGCAGGCCGGATTCGCCACCTCCACCGTGTCAGGGATTGCGTTCATATCTGGAACGCTGAACGTTTTCGGCTCATCGCCCGTGTTCGTCAACACATCGTCACCCGCCCATGCAGCCTCGCCAGGCTGCAAGACGATATCGGTCATCGGCCTGATCCACTCAGGATCTTGGATAACGATCAGGCGGCACCCAAAATATTCGGTATCGTAAAAACCGCGCATAGATTTTGAAGCGTACATAGATCTCTCCTTAAAAACCGATGCCGAAGTAGAAAGTGCCGCCGGTCATCTGATTTACGCCCGTGTTGGTCACCGTTATGCCAAGCCCCGACTGAGTTACGTTGTAGACGGTCGTGCCCAATACGTTCCCTGTTGATCCGGTTCCATCACAACTGGCAGAAGCAAACAAACAGGCGTTCGGAAAGGCGGTAGGCCAGTTCGCCGGAAAGCTTTGTCCGCCTGGAGGAACCGCACCGGGCGCAGTTTTCGCCCACTGGAAAATCAACCCGCTCGGCAGCCTCTGACTGCCACTGGCGCCCAATGATGCGAAGAAGTCCGCATTGCGCTTGAGTTCCGCTGTCGAGTTAATCACCTGCCAAATCGTGGGCGACACGGCTATAAACGTCACGACCTGCCCACTCTTGATTGACAAGCTGGCCAGGGACGGAACGTCGTAGTTGATCGCCGTACCTGCACCCGGAACAACAGTGCCGGAAGCACTTGTCGTAAGCAGGGTAAAAGACGCACCCAGCGGAGCACCCAGACTGGCTGGCGTTGGCAAGGTAAGCGTTGTCCCGTTTGTGCCGATGTATAGCCCGTTACCGATGTCGGCAGCCGTCAAAGTTCGCGAGCTTCCTAAAGTAACGAAGCCCCGCAAGCTGCCTAACGCCCGCTGCACAAACTCAGCAGTCGCAACCGACTTGTCATTAGCAAACTGCGGTTGGGTGAGCCAGTTCGGGCCGGACATCACAGCCGCATATTTAAGGGCCATAGACCCGCTACGCAGGCGCCAGCCACCCGGCAATTTCACGAATTCGGCGTTATCCCCCGCGCTCAAAACAATATTTGCCAGGAGGTTACCGACCGGAGCCGCCAACACGTCTGTTCCGGACGGCAGAACAGTGAGCGCACCCGGCCCAACGTCCACCACCTCGACCGTCGCCCCGTCTGGAAGCCCGGCTACCGGCGGCAGCGTGAAGCTGATCGGCGTAGGAGAACTACCGGCGGCAACGCCACCCACATGCGATGCGCCCAGCGCCGTGCTGATTCCAAACGTTTCGAAGACCGAATACTCGACGCCCATGCGCTTGGCAAACGCCGAATTAATCAGGCGCGACGATCGGTCAAACTGATCAGGCGTGTTCGCCGTGGGGTTGATCAGCGCCGGCGAGCTAATCGGCGCAAAGCCTTGCGTCACGTTCTGGAACGTCAGGGCCGTAGTACCCACGACAATCAAGCCATCCGTGACCAGTTGCCAACGCGTGTCGGCCAGGGTTGCGCCCTGCTCGACGGACGTCAGCAACGCCGACGTCACTTCGGCATTGGTGTCGGCATCCGGCGCCCGAGCCCAGGCCGGTGCGGCCGCAATGTAAATGCCATTGTCCTTGGGCACGGTCTGGTTTTTCACCAGCACCCGCGCACCCGCCGGCACCGCCACACCGTCGATCGTTTGCAGACCCGCCAACGCGATGTTGGCCGTGGTGGCCACCAACACCGATTGCTTGGTGTCGAGCTTGAAAAGCTCTTCCTGAATGCGCACATCGACATAATCGCGAGTCGCCAGCACCACCGCTGGATCGATCTTGAGCGTGATGTTGCCGGTGCTGGAAACGATGAAGTTCATCCGCACCACTTGCGTGCGGCCGGAGCCCTGCGACAGAACCGGCTTGAAGCTCGGCGCGCAGTTGGCCACCGCGACCAGATCGCCGTCCGCGTCATACAGCCCGATTTCGCGAATCCACTTACCGCCCTCATCCGCCGGAATCACCTGCTCGGCAATAATCACCGCCGAGTTGGTCGGATCGACTTTGAGCTGATTCAACGGGCGGCGGCGCCACTCACTGATGAGGCTGGTTTGTGCCGCACTGGGGATCGGGTCGGTGCCATTGGCATCACCCACACCCATTTCCGTGAGCTTCCAGGGAATGCCGAGTGCGTCGGCGTTCGCCTGCTTGGCCATCCCCACATTTGTAAGGATCGCAAAAAACTGCGAATTCGCATCAATCATAATAAACGTCCAAGGTGTCTATGGAGTGTTCGCGGCCAACCACGCCGATTGTCCCGGTGACCTCGATGTCACGCATCACCGGCGGGTAAACGTCGATTTCATCGCCTTCGTATAAGGCGACGCTGATATCTAAATTTCCGGTTGATTCGAGGCTGATCGCCAAGCCGGTCAGATGGCGGGTGACGGGCTTGGCGTCGTCGATCAAGCGCTCCAGCTCCTGATACATCTCCTCGGTGATGCCCGTGTCCAACACGCCAACTTTCAGCGCGAAGGTGCCAGGTACTCCTTCGGGCACGGTGTTGAACCACTCGACAATTTCGATCAGGTAACCCAAAGGCTCGACCACACGCCTCAGCGCTCCGATCGTTCCTTTGCGG